TGAATAAATGGCAAAGTTAGTTATACTACTAATGTGAGCAAATTAAATCTAGATGAGTATGAAAATATTATCATCTATAAATCTTTAACTGATAGTGGCTATCTAGCGTCGATCGCTGATATAGTCAAACCAGAATACTTTAAAAATAAGTCTATAGCTAGTATCTTTGAGATTGTTAAAGACTTTAACGAAAAGCGTAATAAGTTACCAACAGTAACTGAGATTAAAACGTATCTTGTAACTGATGAACAGAAAGCAGCGTTTAAACAGTTAGCACAATCTTTTAGTGAGTTAGATAAGAACTTAGATAAAGATGAGCTGTATGAAAATACAGAACAGTTTCTTAAAGAGAAGGCTGTTTATCATACTATGCTCAATGTTGCAGAAGATGTATCCAAAGGTTTAGTTGATACATCAGATGTACTACAAAAATTTGAATCGTCATGCAGTATAAGCTTAGTAACTGATCTAGGCTTTAACATGTACGATGATATCGATATATTAATCGATGATTTAAATACCGAGCAATCATTTATACCCTCTAAGTGGGAATGGCTCGATGATACTTTAGGTGGGGGATTCCTTGAATCCGGTAAAGCGTTATATGTATTTGCTGGTGAAACTAACATCGGTAAATCTATCTTCTTAGGCAACATTGCTCACAACATAGCCTCACAAGGTAAGAACGTACTTTTAGTAACGTTAGAGATGTCTGAGCTCTTATATGCTCAACGTATATGTTCTAACGCGACTAAGATTCCGATGAAAGAATTGCGTCAGAATGGACCGTCAATTAAGAATGCTATATCACGTGAAAATGGTAAAGTATTTATCAAGGAATTCCCCCCTGCTACTATTACCCCTAACCAACTTAAAGCGTTTATTAAAAAGTTTGGCGAACAAGGTATTAAACTAGACGCTATTGTTTTAGATTATCTTAACTTATTACATTCTACAGTTGGTAATAATTCTTATGAGCGAATAAAGAACGTAACCGAGCAAGTCCGGGCTATGTCGTATATGTTTGAGTGTCCTATAATTAGTGCTACTCAACTTAACCGTAGTGGCTTCGATCAAGACAACCCTGAGTTAGCTACTATCTCTGAATCTATAGGACTTGCTGCTACTGCTGATGTTATTGCGTCAATTTACCAGAATGAAGAAGATCGCGAGTTAGGTATTATTCGTTTAGGTATGATGAAGAATCGATATGGTATGAGAGGTACTACTCAAGCTATGAGAATTGACTATTCTACCTTGACTATTGAACAGGCGGATGATATAGATCTAGAAGAAGCTGAAGACGATACACTTAACGCTTTAGCGGCGCTTGCAAGATAGAAAAGTCTATATAAATAGACTTAGTGAATGTATTAGTATTTACAGATACTGATTTAGATGGATCTGGTTCAGCTCTATTTATTAAATGGTTATATGGAGCCAAGTTAAACGAGTTTGTAGTTATAGAGACTACAGAATCGATGGTTGTTAATGAATTCAACAACCGAAAGCATTCACTCGATCACTATGATAAAATATTCGTCCTAGATCTATGTTTAAATGCAGAACAAGCAATGAGTATAGACAGATCTAATGTTGTAGTTATCGACCATCACCTATCACATGCACAAATTAAAGGTAAGTATGTAAAAAGTAAAGCCATTGTAGAAAGCGCGTCATCATGTATAGGCTTGTTAAGAGATAAATTTAAATCTCATATAGAGTTAACAGAAGCACAAGACAAACTTATCGATTATATTGATGACTATGATAGCTATGGTCTCAAATATAAAGATTCATTCAAACTAAATGCTATCCATACAACATACAACAGACCAAAAGTCGATAAATTTATCGAAGCCTATAAAGATGGATTTAAGCCGTATACAGTACAGGAGAAAAATGCTATTAAGCTGTTTATACGTAAGTTCAGAGATCAATTTAACGATGGTGTACATATCGGTATGATTAAAAACTACAAAACAGTAGCGATCTTCGCCGATTATGCAATAAGTGAAGTTGCAAACTATATGGTGACTAAGCATGACGCTCAAATAGGTATAGTAGTTAATTTAAAAACTAATACTGTATCATTTAGACGGTGTATGCATTGTGATATCGATCTTAGTATACTGGCTAAAACGTTTTGTAACGGCGGTGGTTCGCATAAACTAGCAGGTGGTAAGCTCACAATGGAATTCGCAAATTTAATTAAAAACTTTAATCATGTCCAATAATTTACCTTCCACTTCGCTTATAAATTATGAAACAGAACACTTGCTTCTTTGTTTTTGCACATATTGTAGTTTGTTAAAAGGTAAGAAGCTATCACTTCAGAATGTGTTTGTGTTGTTTCTTAAAGAAAGACGGTTAAGAGACTTATTAAAACAACTATTAACAGTTGATACTAGCTTTGAATTAGTTAAAATATTCTTACAGTTTGATCCAACGATCTCACAATCTAAGTACATTACCAAGTACTTAAATAATACTAAGAATATTGATATATGATAAGCAAAAAGGAAGAAGCAATTTACAATAGCTATTTGTATGCTTCTAGATCCGCTCAAAATAAACCTACACGGTTTAGAAAAGACTTTACTAAACTTAAAGACGAAGATTTTATAGCAGTTAAGAAACTATCGCTATTTTTTAACAAGCATAGCAACATAAACTACCATGATTGGTTTATAGCACCTTTTAAGGTATATTCTAAGGACGATTATTACGATCTTAAATTTTATAATACACGTAAAGCTCTGAAATGTTATACAATATACATGAAAGAGAAAGAGGTAACTGATCCGGATAGTGAAGAGAGTATAAAAACCTTTAAAGAAGGATTAAAATTTGTAGTAGGGTTTTGTAAAACTAACCAACTAACACTACCTCAATACATCAACCATGTTACAGGAAATATGCCAACATTCGTATTACATCTTCAAGAACATAAGGTTAATTTTTATTTACTACACGCATTAAAGGTTGACTCGGTAGTAAAAACGGTCGAATCGAGTGTATTAAATTTTATTGTTCAAGACTTCTTTAGTATATTTTCACAAACTAGAACAAAATTTTACAGTTCTAATGTGTTAAAAACAAAAGCAAAAAATGGTATAAAAATTATCACTGATATGCTTGACTGTGAAAGGAACTAGCGTATAATACATGTATGAGTGCATTTAATATGTCAATGTTCGAAAGCATCAAAGGAGCTCTTGCTTCAAGTGAGAGTAAAAACCAAAGCAACTATAACGAAATCCTTACCTGCAAGCCAGGTAATACCTATACAATTAGACTTCTGCCTTTCGCGAAGTCTCCAAAAGATACATTCTTCCATTATTACAATCATGGTTGGGTATCTTTTGCTACTGGGCAATATGTTCAAGCTCTAAGTCCACAGACTTACGGAGAGCGTGATCCTATTGCAGAAGAACGATTCCGCTCATCTCGAATGGGTACGGATGAAGAGAAAGAAAAAGCTCAAGCTATTCGTCGTATTGAAAAGTGGCTTGTTAACTGCTATGTTATCGATGATCCTACTAATCCGGATAATAACGGTAAAGTAAAAATGCTCCGTTACGGTAAACAGCTTCATAAGATTATTACCGAGGCTATTGAAGGTGAAGATGCTGAAGAGTTCGGTCCTCGTATTTTCGATCTTGGTCCTGAAGGTGTTAACTTTAAGGTAAAGGTTGAGCAGCAAGGAGATTACCCAACATACGTTTCATCTCGTTTTACTACTGCTGGTAAGATCGACTTATCAGAAGATCAGCAGAAAGAGATCTATGAAAATGTATTTACCTTGACAGAGGTTTTCCCTCTTAGATCTTACGACGAACTTAAAGATATGCTTAATGAGCATTACTTTATGAAAGTAGAAGAAGAAGTACAAGCTGCAGCTCCTGTAGCTGAAGCTGCACCGCCGTGGTCTGCGCCTGCTACTGAAACTGCTCCTGTTGCAGAGACTGCTAGTACCGCAAGTGTTGAAGATGATATTGATGAGCTTCTTAAGGATCTGTAATAATGACAAATGACGAAAAGTCAGCGTTATTGCAGTTTATGGGAACTGTATACGGTGAACAAAAAAAACAAGATACTATGTTAGTTGGTCAATCAACTAATCTGAGACCTACTTCAGACGGTGTTAAACAAGCATTTGATAGGGCCTTAAAGGCACCAACAGTAAATGAACCTCCAAGACAAATTCAACAAGCTCCTGTACAAAACCCTCAGCAAACTACGCCGGCTCCTTCCGAGGGGCCGGCTGTAGCCCCGGGACCGGTATCAGTAGAACAAGCAACTCGCGAGTTAGCAGAAATAGCAACTACACCAATACAAGAAGAAGTAATTCAGCAACCAGTTACACAACAAGTAGTTGATGTTGACCCTAATCAGTTTGAGTTTGACTTTTCAGAACCCGGTAAAGTAGATAAGCTTATCGAGTTAGCAGAGAAACAAGCTAGGGGTATTGATAGTGTAAATGACAGTCTAAAGGAATTAATTAAACTTCAACAATTGCTAATTAAGTCTAATAAGGTAAAATTAACAAGTAATGGATCGCGTCCTAAAAATAACAAATCGTAGTGAGTTCTTAAGATATCTTGATTCTGTATCTAAGATTAACGATAGTGCTATTTTTGAAATAAAGCCTGAGGGTATTAGCTGCTTAGTTTCATCGGCAGATAGTACCCTTGTGCTATTTTCAGAATATGCTTTAGCTTCTGAATTTACAACTA